GGACTTTATACAAAGTCTATCTAATAAGAAATTGTGGACTGAAAAACGGGCGCGGTAAATCATGCACCCTCAAAAATTCCTCTACAAAACTTAATACGGATAGACTTACCGGTTTCCCGGCCCCATCGTCCACCGATGGGATAAATGCTATATATATACAATAGCGCATCGCATTCTAAAATGCGCTATTTCTTTTACACCTTGAATGTAAAAAACAAAACATAATACTGGGGCACTAATAAACCTCACAAAACGACTAAAAACCTAAAATATTATGTAAATGAAAACTAAGCAGGCGGTGCGTCTGCCTCATAGAACAACGGAGGCATAGCAGTCCAAAAATAAACCTGGAAATCTTCTCCAATTGCTGAGAAAAAATCATATGCTGCACCAGCGGAAAGTGAGCCTTGATAAGCTAATAAAAACCCTTCCAAATCCACGCTTGTCGTATAATCTGCCGTCTTATAACCATAAAAACGAGCATCATGGTAGAATGGATTTTCCCACTCTACAGTATTAGCAGACAGATCGGCTAAAAACGTGGCTCCATTGACACAAGTTGGAAACCTATCCAATGGAAAAGCTGTGGATGAAGGTGTGCCTGGTATCACTTTGTACGCAGCATTGCTTGTTGACGTATATGAAACTCCACCAGTTGTACCTCTGCTATAAGTAATCGGAGCGGGCACTCTCTCAACTATCGTACGGAGTCTGTTTGTATAAGACCCATTACCCCTGTAATTGGCTTTCCACCGAATAGAACCTCTCCATCCTGAAAAACATGACACAACCCAATGTATTAACATAGTATTACAATAATTATACGCATTGGCTGCCAAAGTAGAATGGATGGCATTTGGAACATTCCCACGATAAAAAGGGAACATTGAGGTAACGACGAATCCAACCTGCAAATTGCCATATGCCCCGCCATGAGTGTGATGTATAGAATATCGGTGCAACAATTCCCTGAAAGACACTATCGATTCTCCTGTGTATACCAAATTAGCATTCAAATTATATGTAGGCTTAACGCCTATTATTATGTCACTGGACTGTGTCGGTCGATCCATTTCTTCAGCATCTATTTTGTCGGCCATAGAGCCTGACTGTGGTTTAAAAACGAAACGCTGGAAATAGTTGTCAGGGACAAACACTTCAAAATCATCTCCAGCAGACACAAAAACATTAACTTCCACATCATTATTTACAGTACTGTTCGGCGTCGTTAATTCATTGACTACAAAAACAGCTAATCTACCATTTCCTATGGCAGGCGATGTAAATAATGTGGTACTATACTGATCGGTAACTAGGTCTGTTCCAGGTAAAGCGTGTTTAAGCAAAGTTCGATCCTGCATATTGGCTATCGATACTGTGAAATCACTACACTCGGCAATATCAAAGATATGAATGTAATTAACATTGTATTCGTTCGACAGAAAGTAATCTGGATCAAATGCAATCTTGATTCTGCCTTTGTGAAAAGCTGAAGCTACAACTTGAAAACGGAATCGTATAGATCCCGTCCAATACTTAAAAGGAAGTGCAGCAACCGCCATTGGAGGTAGGTGAAATTCTGTAATAGCACCAACCACATTTTCTGCCCATAAAACTGGCGAAACAGTGGTATTCCACAACACACTCTCTCCTGGCGCAGAAGTTGACCACACAAACTTGGTCAAATAACTTTCGCGTTGTGCAATCGACTTTATAGCCAAAGAATCAGTGCTCTCCTGCAATCCGGAAATTTTTGGATCAATCGTTAGTTCTTGCTTGCTGTCAACAGACAATTTAGCAGAAAGATCGGGGGTATCTGTGCTACAAATATTTGCACACGGTTTGGCAACGGAAAAATGAGGCTCAGTGATAACACCTGGCCTAGCATAACCAAAACACTTGCTAACAGCGGCTACGGTGTTTAGTGCTTTTTGAGTTGCCATTGCATAAGGTCCCAATGTCGGTATACCGGTTAACATACCCATAGACTTAGCCAAAGCTGAAGCAGGTTTAGATAACTTCCCGTCCTTCGCTTCATCAATTTCACCCGATTGTGGAGCTAAAGTAAATGGTTCAATAGAAGTCAAGCCCGACAATTCCACATCCTCTGCCCACGCAAAAACACTAACTGTTACAGTGTCTGTTGCGGCATTGGCATGTTTCAAATTGGTGATAGAACGTAATAACAGCTGTCCCATATTAACCCAGTTCGCGGATGGTATATTCAAATTGTTATAATAATAAAAGAAAGGCAAAACTAATTCACCACCTGCAGACTGTGTCGGATTCAAAAAGACATGTGGCAACTGCGAAACTTGTATCAGATCAACAGGCATAACGGCACGATTCGTGTTCAGAAAATTCCTATTGAACAAAGGCATATAGGCCGCAAGAGCCCTACCGTAAAAGAATCCATTGCCATTGAGAACTATTTTGATATGCAATTTGCATCTCAGCAGCTTATAATTGGATATACGATTCACAACGCGAACATTATTAAAATATAACGACCATGGATCAATGCTCGCATATAATGATGAGCCCACACCCCATCCTGTTTCAAAAATCTTAATCGGACGAGAGAAAAAGTTCTGTAGACTAACATCATATGTGTCCTGTTCGGTGCGTGTTTGGTCATAACTGGTTGTTACATCTCGCATGTAGGTAGAAGTGGCACTGGTAAATGCCAAATTTTCCTGCTTTTCATAGGGTGCATTTGTGCGCACTGCACCCTCCTGTACGTCCCCACTATGGGGAATGAAATATGAATAAATAGTAAGTGGATTAATTATATACAAAAATGTGTCCCACTCAGAACACAATATGCAAATACATTTTCAGGGGCTGTCCCCACTCCTAAATAAGAGGCATACATATATGTACAAAGCCTACAAAATGACATGAAATATATAAAAATATAAAATTGTGGTATCCATGTGTACATACTCCGTTTCAACGACAGATTTAATCTACCCCGATGGAGTTCGGGGTTGAGGCATCCAAGTATTTTTCGCGCCACTTGGTGACTCTTTTGTCATAATTGTCCTTTAGTTCAGGACACAAATGAAGGAGCTGCGCTTTTTCTGCTATTTCCATCAACTCCCTCTGGCGCTTATCAAAAATCTCACGGCCCGCGTAAAACCAATCTCTCAGCGATGTTTCCAGGGCTAAAGCACTCAGCTCCCTATTGCTCAAGTATGAAGATTCCATGGTACAATGTAGTCTCTTAAAAATACTCGCATCACTCAGTACACCAATATTGCATTCCAAGTCAGGGTTGTAAAAATTGCGTCTCTTTAAAAAATCGGCATCAGTCAGTGACATAAAAGGAATAAGTTCATCCTCTTTGTTAGGCATGGTAAATACAATGTCGTAAGATCCAACGAAATTTGAAAAAGAAACAATATTAAATTCCTTTTTCGCATCATGTACAGAACCCATAACGTCATCACCGTAAGTTCCAATAGCCACATATTGTCGAAATTCACTTAAGCTAGCAGACGGATATATAGTATAAAAACAAGAACGCGCCAACAAACTATTTACTACAGAATTTATAACAACTGTCATATTTTGCCCTGAAGGATTAGAACCAAACAACTGGACCAATGTACCATTGAAAGCCATTAGTGGGTACGCAACTTCACAAGCCAATCCACGCATTATTACAAGATCATTTTCAGTGTATCCGGCATGTGAAGCGAGACGTATTAGAACATCAAATGCCGCAAGCACAAGTTGGGCTGGCATACGCAAGTCATATTTACCATAGTCACCGGCAAAAATATTTTCCTTAGACTTGCTTATCATGTATTCATACATCTGCTCCCACTCGGGTGATTCTGCGTTAATGCCAACCATACATTCAAATTCAAGCGGGAACAATTGCATGAGTCTAGATATTGGTAGAAAGTATTGTCTCAAAAGAATCTGCAATACAAGAGGAGCACATTGGAAGATACGAACTTTTGTTGCAGAGAGCTTGGTAGGTTCGTCTTTCAAACACGCCCGCCATACTGCATATATTCTACAGCCCTCTAGCAGCTTTTTCCGTGCCACTTCTACCTCAACCATTATATCATCATTAAAAGTTACTGCTTCCGGCAAATCAACTGTAGGGTCTTTCCTTGTGAAAAAGCGTTTACTCTTGGTGAAGGGCCATCCAGCGGACGTTGATAACTTCATACCATCCAAGAATTTGTCGCCTTGTCTACCATTAATAGTGGTAAATAGATCAAGTGGCGTCATCTTTTTGCACTCATTCATTAGTACAGAATTAAGTAGGACAGTGTGTAAATAAGATTCAACAGCGGTAGCAAGTTCTGTGCCCATCGATAGTGAGGGGTGAGCTAATACATCAAGCCCGACCTGGTATGGATACAATTTGGTACCATCTGGCAACTTCTTCGGAGGTTTTCCCCATTTGCACTCAACGCCCATCACTTCTGTAACAAGCGGAGAAATAACAGTGCGAACAACATTTGAATATTGGGTCGAAGCTCCGGACGTGGCACCATACACTTCCAACGTTGCATCAGGAGATACAAATCGGGTGGCGCACTTAGGCGATACATCCAGACTCTCAATAAGCTTTGAACCCATATGCGTTTCGGGTAATGGCACTGCACTGAGTGAGATGTTGACCCCAGGTATTTCGGAGAGTAATCTCTCTGCTGATCGATAAGAGCTCGCAAACAAACTTGCTGCACCACCAAGCCGATCGGAACCACACAAATGAAAACCCAATAGACAAGAACCTTTCCCAGCACTTATGACAGGTGACATACACATGCCAGGTTTGGTCACAAAAGGAAGTTCATAATGGACCCCTGTCATATTCGAACATTTGGTGTGGCTGACCTTCTCCCCAGGAAACACGCACTTAGTTGGAAAAACATCATGAGAGCCATCCTTATGCTTCAGCAAAAACAAGGCCTCACCTGTGCAAGTACCATCACGTATCAAATACTGAGAAAGATCTTTAAAGAGACCACCACTAGGACACCACACCAATGCAAAGTCCACATCAGGAATACGAACAGCATAAGTTTCGGATATGGTAACCCTAAAGTTCGGCGTGGTTGTATTCAATGGAGCTCTAAAAACCTTAGCAACGAACTCGCCCTGTTCCCAACACTTCTCACAAAAATGCCATGGTAAGACTAAAACATTTGATCGCACAAAAAATCCACGCGTAAACTGTTTTCCCGTTTCTAAGTAAACAGTATTGCGAGCGACAACTTCTGCCAAGTCTTTTCCAATTGTCGTTTTACTTTCTACGGACATAACAGGCGTTGTGAGTACTAACTGAGACCACGGGTTAGTTTCAGATGTTCTTTCAACAATATCCTTGCCACCTGTAGGACAAAGGTTTCCTTGTGGTGTCAAAACCTCGCGCCACTTAAAGTAGTTGCGGCACATACGATAAACGCAATATCCAACAAGTGAACCAGCAAAACAGGCAGCAGCACGGCTTCTAGCTACACGAACATATGCGTCATAAGTCGCATTTCGACGCAAAAGTAGATCGTTGCGTATTCTTTCACGTTCAAAGTAGGCGAGCCATATGCCGCTCAGCAATATGGATGACAAAACGAACAGAACTCCTACAATGCCAAAGAAAGCATAAACTCCAGAAAGCACGTACAAGCAAGAAAACTGACAAGCGTAGAAACTAAATTGCGATTTAAAAACAACAAGACGCAAAAAGTTCTGCAAATAACTTGCTAACGCACTATCAATCACCCAATATGGACACACGAGCGGAACAAAATCAACTAGTCTCGAGTCGAACAAAATATCTCGCTCGACAAGCATCTCAATACCCAGCTGATCTAACCTCTCTCGATTCATTCGTTGTACGTACAGTAATAACTGGCGAACTATAGACGAATTGCCAACTTGCCTAGCAGTACTAGCAGCGAATGCTCGGGCTGTGTCTACTACATCTGAATGTCCGATGTGCGGCTGGTAGCATTTACACGGTGCTTTCTTGCACTTTTGACAAGACCAAGTGATCACTCTGGCCAAAGCTTTCCTGTCCATATAATCAATAGGTTCATCATCGGATACAGGATTAACGAACTCATCCTCTTCCTGCTCAGCACAAGCATCCAACACTGTTTCAACCTCAAGCGGTATACTAGTGACTGTACAACGCGACTTACTTGTATTTGTGCACACTGAGGCATCTTCTTCCAGAGGGGGACAATGGCAGTAGCACATACCACACTGCGTACAAATATCAACAGGCTTTCCATTTGTCATTGTGGCCACCATCTGCTTCTGAAATTCGTAATGCTCCTTCGAAGCTAGCTGTGCCCACCGCAAATACTGACGTACACTCACATTGTACATTTCTACACCTTCAAAATGCAATAAACGCAATTCATAATGGTTCTTGTCAGCGTTATTAGCAAGCTCAGGACCAACGTAACAATAATAAATGGAAATTTTCCATATGTCGGGACACTTTTCAAAACCAAAAGCTGCAGAAACTTTTTTGCTGTCCAAGCGACCACCAGTTTTATATTCGTCCATGACATCAACATTTATGTGGTATAACCGGCGTAAAACTGATTCCGGTTTCTGACTATAAGTTTCAGCCAGCAAATACCTCTTATTTGTGGTCACGGTGACTAACCATGGTCGTAAGGCAACCTTTCCCTTCATCGCAACATCAGCCATAGGGGCTAAAAACAGAGCATTATTTATTGTCTGTATGAGACGATAGACAGGAGAAGTATCAGTAAACTGCGGAGAGGTGTTACCGAAATCATCGAAAATAATAACGTTAGTGGAAGACCTAATATTAGAAGCATATTTGTCATTATCTGCCCAAATAGCAACCCTGTCCTCGCTAATGTCAAAACCGTTGTACGTTCCAATGGCCTCATATGTAAGCTTATTCAAAGAACTCTTCCCAAGACCAGTATTACCGTACAGTGAAATCGCAAAAGGGGCTAGTCGAAACCCTCCTCTAGTGCGCATTTGGTTGAATTCTGTTCTCCAAGCTCGCATTCTCTCCAAACGGTCCATTATAAATTTACGCTCGGGTGTCATGCGCTTACTGCGGTTTACAATGGCATCACCACTCGCAATAGTCGTGTCCAACAATTGCTCATAATCGTTGTCTGTCATTGAAGTGTACTCTCCAAGATTACCTGTTATAGCGTACCCATGTAAATCACGAACTTTATCATATTTTAACTCGAATTCACGAGTTGTAGTATCTAACATGAAAAAGGCTTTAGGGTTTCTACTCTGGAATGCAGCATATCCTCCTTCAACGAACTCTATAACACAAGAAGC